TCCCACAGATGTCACTGCTGACGGCGGTGGTATCACACTCAAAGGCAGCACAGACAAGACATTTAATTATGTAAACTCCACAGGCTTATGGACAGCTAACATTGGCGTTCAAGCAACTTCGTTTACTGGACTTGCTGCCGCTGCTACCACTGCCAGCACAGCTGCCAGTGTGGGTTACATGGGCATACCACAGAGTGCTACTAATACTAGTGCTACATTGGCCATCGGTGATGCAGGCAAACACATTTATGTAAACACCAACAGCCAGACAATAACTATCCCAGCCAACTCAGTAGTGCCTTACCCAATAGGAACTGCTATAACATTTGTTGCTGGACCAAGTGCTACCACAATGACCATTGCCAACAACGACACCATGTATCTAGTAGGTGCTGGTACCACAGGATCACGCACACTGGCTGCATACGGTTCAGCCACTGCTATGAAAGTATCGGCCACTGCGTGGTTTATTGCTGGTACAGGACTAACATAATATGGGCGGCATACAAGGCATGGTCATGAACAACCGAGGAGGATTATCCTCGTTGGTGTTGGATCTTGACGCGGCTAACTATTCAGCTGTACCAATTAATGGAACTACCATAGCAGGTTCGGGTGGCTATGCTATAACTGTGACAAATCCCACACCAAGGATTTCATGGAGCAGTGATAACGGTGGAGTGTTTAGAGTAACCACAGCATCAACAAATAATCATTTTATATTTGGGCCAGACTTTACCAGCAGCACACAGGCCTACACTGTGGGCATGGCCTACAAGTGGAATGGCGTCACAGCAGGTAGATTGCTGAATGCTAACACAGCAAGTCCAGATTTTCTAATGGGGTTGTGGGATTCACCAGCTCCCCGCATGAATATTGCCTTCGCTGGTGCATTTGTTGGATCAAACTCAGACGTTGCTGATACTGCTTGGCATTTTATATGGTTTAGTTCAACTGGTACCGTGAGTGCAACTAGAAGCAAAAGCTACATAGCTACAAGTACACAACCCACAACTACCTATGGTACAGGTAGTGGCAATGGTGGATTCAATCGATTGAGATTGTTTTCTAGACAAGACAACTCAGAACAAGTAGATGCAGATGTAGGATTTGTTAAAGTATGGAACAAAGAATTATCACTGGCAGAAATACAGGCTGAACATGCTGCCTATAAAACAAGATTTGGCTATTAACAAGGAAGCGACAAATGGCAAAACAAAATATCAACGTAGGTACCGCAGCTAATGATAAGAAAGGTGATAGCCTACGAGCTGCGTTCCAAAAAGTCAATGCTAACTTTACAGAACTTTACACTGAACTGGGATTGGTCAACGATGTCACTCTTAGTCTAGGTGCATTTGAATTTGCGGGCAGTACGCTAAGTACCACAGATAGTTCAGCCATTGTAATTGATCAAGCTGTCACAGTCTCCAGCGATTTAACTGTTGATGGGGACATTGTTGCAAGCAATATCAAACGAGTAGCAAGCACAGCTGGTTTGAAACAGGTTTATTTTGATCCTGCTACTGGACAGTTAGTCGCTGTAATTTAAGTTAAATATACTAAAGAGAGCGTGATATGACTATACAAACAATTAATATCGGCAATGTGGTAAACGACGGCCTAGGCGATGATTTACGCACGGCCTTTCAAAAGGTCAATGCCAACTTCAGTGATCTAAGCACTCAGCTAACTATCACTGCTAACATCGTTGGTGAAATTGGTGTAGGAGTTTTCAAGGAATAAGTGGGTGCTGATCTAAAATTTAAAAAACTAGTATCTGGTACAAAGATGCTGCTGAACGAAAACACAGATACCATCACTGTAAATAACACAGCTCCAGACGCTTTTATCAGAATAGACACAGATGCTGGTAGTATGTTGGCCAGCACATATCAACAAATCACCATGGCGGGTACAGCGGCTCCGGGTTCTACTACCAGCCGAAAAGACATTGAAGTCACTGCATTTGGTGCTACCATGAGTTTCAAAACCATTATTCCTGTGACCGATATACTAGAATCCTACGATTTTGGAACCATCACCGGATCATATACCAATGCCATGCAGGTGGCTCTGCAATCTGCAAACATAGATTTTGGCACTGTTCTACTGCCTGGACGCATAGATATAGACTGTGGTAGTATTCTTTAAGGAGCTATCCAGATGATAACCTGGATCACACCCGCAGGCAGTTTAGGGTTACTCACAGAACGAATATCTATCGATCTGACATTACAGGCCACAACCAATCTCACAAACACTATCACATACAGTTTGATTGCAGGCTCCCTGCCTCGAGGACTCAAACTGATCAATGGTGCAATCAAAGGCTCGCCTACTGAAGTCAAGGTCTACACAGAAAGTAGATTTGTGATTCGTGCATCAGATGGCGTGGATATTGAAGACCGAACTTTCAATCTTGCTGTGGATGGTAGCGACAGACCCTTATGGCTCACACAGGAAGGATTTCTTAATGTTGGAGAAGCTGAAGCTTATTTTGTGTTAGACAATGCTCCGGTAAACTTTCAATTGGAAGCACGTGATCCAGATCTCATAGCTGGCGGTACTCTAGAATACTATCTCATGCCCAACGGTGGTGTGTTGCCGCCAGGTCTCAGTCTTAGTAAGAGTGGATTGATATCAGGATTCACTGATCCTATATTTGCTGTGGAATACACTTTGGAAACCACAGGCGGCTATGATACTGCTCCTCTAGATGTGTTTCCCATAGACTTTGTAGAAGCTCGCAGCAACGGCTACGATACATTTGTGTTCGACAGCTTTACATTCGACTACAACGAGCCTAGCAGAACTCCAAGACGCCTTAGCAGGATCTACAATTTCATAGTAGCTGTTACCGACGGAGTGTATACAGAAACTAGACTATTCAAAATCTATGTGGTCACTGAAGAATTCTTGCAGGCCGACAACTCAATAGTACAGGTTGATACCAACATATTTCAAGCCGATGCCAGCAGCGATCGTGTGCCTGTATGGATCACTAGCAGCGATCTAGGCCGCTTTCGAGCCAACAACTATGTGACCATATTCTTAGATGTCTACGATCCTCCTACGTTATCCGGCACCATTACATACTTCTTGTTGCCCACTAATCCCGACAATACACCTAGCCAACTGCCCCTAGGCATGGCCTTAGACACGTCTACAGGCGACATCGCAGGTTCTGTTCCTTATCAAGCTAGAATTTCTAGAGATTATAAATTTACAATCCGTGCAGTAAACTATCCCGCAGCCTTGGCATATACATCATATGCTTACAAAGGTTCTTGGAATAACTCCACTACCTATAGAATCAATGACGCAGTAGAATTCATCGGTATTACTTATATCTGTGTACAGGTGCATATCAACAGACTACCGACAGATCAAGATTACTGGAGAGCTGGCACATCAAAGACTGAAAAAACTTTCACTGTGACTGTGATTGGTGAAATTGAAAGTGCTATCGAATGGATCACAGAAAGTGACCTCGGCACTATCAAACCCAATACTGCCAGTGACAAATTTATAGAAGCGACTAGTCTGCTCTACGGTGGCAGAGTTGCCTATGAATTTGTGTCAGGTACACTTCCACCAGGATTGACATTTTTGCCTACCGGTATCTTGCAAGGCAAGGTCAAACAGTTCGGTGATGACACTGGACTGGGGTTAACTAGATTTTTTGAACGAGCAGATAGTCTTGCTCCTGCAGAAGACAGTTCTACACTAAGCAAAGATTTTTCTTCGACATTCGATACCGCTACCACATCCTTTGATCTTAAATTTACTTTTACCATCAAGGCTAGAGACAGTGTGAATTTTGCCACTGTGAATCGCACATTTACCCTTACCGTGCGAGTAGAAAATAATCAAACTTTTGCTAACTTGTATGTCAAAGCATTCCAAACAAAACCCAAAAGATTGGCCTGGTATAATTTCATCACTGATGCCGTGATATTCCGACCTGCCGATCTCTATCGATACGGTGATGAAAACTTTGGAGTTCAGACTGATCTCCGAGTGTTGATATTTGCTGGTATAGAAAGCGTGGCTGCTGTGAAGTATGTGCAGGCCATGAGCAGGAATCACTATCAAAAGCGATTGAAATTCGGTAGTCTTAAAACTGCCAAAGCCAAGGATCCTGTAACACAGGAAACCATATACGAAATAATCTATGTAGAAATCGTAGATGACCTAGAAAAGAACGGTCGCAGCATCAGTCAAACTGTTAATTTGTCTAATAACATCAACAGCAAAGTCTTGATCAGTTATGACAGCATCAAAATAGACAGCGATATTCCTTTGGTCAGCGACAGCGATCATCAACGAGTATTTCCTAACAGTATTAAAAACATGCGATCCCGTATTGAGTCAGTGGGGGATCGAGATAGAGAATTTTTACCACTGTGGATGCGCAGCACCCAAGAACAAGCAGCCTATGAAACTGGATATGTGCAGGTTCTACCTCTGTGCTATTGCAAGCCGGGGGCAGCTGAAAATGTAGCAGCTAGAATCAAAGCCAGTGGATTCGATTTCAAAACCATTGACTTTGTAGCAGATCGCTATATAATAGATATTATAGACGGAGAAATAGAGGATAAATACCTTGCATTCCCGCAACGTGGAGAAAAATTACCTTGACAAGCCTTATCAATTTTGCAGCAATAAATGAAAACTTTCCTGTAGCTGGACAGGACAACGACACGCAGGTGTTCAGAGATAACTTTGATACTATCAAAACCAACTTCTCAACTGCCAAAACCGAGATCACCGACCTACAAGACAACGCGGCTAGAACTGACGTTGACAACGATTTCCTTTATAACGTGGTAGGATCTGTGACCCTACAAGATGCATATCTGCGTAAAAAGGACTACGGTGCAGCTATTGTAGCAGGCACACAGGATGTCAGCTTCAAACAGGCCATGTATCATGTGATCAAGGTTGGCGCCAATACCAGTTTAACATTCTCTGAATTTCCTACAGGTGCTGTTGACGCCACAGGACTTGGACAGATCGGTAAAGCTACTTTGGAACTCTACGGTGATGGCACTGCTAGAACCATAACAATTACTACATCAGGCGGCACAACACTTAGAAAATCTCCAGGATTTCCTGGATCGATTACAGTAACATCGGCTACCAATCCTGTGATCATTGAAGTTTGGCAGCACAGTGCTACTGTGATTTTCATGAACTATCTAGGATTATACAGCTAATGTTCCATCCCTTGAGTGGCGATCTATCTGGATTCAAAGATCAAGAAATTGAAAATCGCTTGATCGAATTGAATAAGAAATATTATGCTGCTGCAAAAATGGGCAGCAAAGATCTCTTGACACAGCTATCTACTTTTGTTACAATATATAGAGAAGAACTCGCAATGAGACATGCTCAAAAATTGAAACAGGCAGATGGTGATTTAGGTCAATTGATCAA